CACGCGTACGTGTTGGGGGTGGACACGGCGGAGGGTTTGGGGCATGGCGACTATTCGTGCATCCAGGTGTTGGATGTGAACACGGGCGATCAGGCGGCGATATGGCACGGCCATATTCCGCCTGACGAGTTGGCTGCGGAGGTTTTCCGTGTCGGTTTGTGGTATCGGGATGCGTTGTGTTGCGTCGAGTCGAACAATCATGGTTTGACGACGATCACGATGTTGCGCCAGTTGGGGTATCCGCGCCTGTTTCGGAAGCGGTCGTTGAACCAGGCGACGGCGAAGGTGTCGATGGAGTTTGGTTGGCGGACGACGCGCACGTCGAAGCCTTTGATGATTGACGATTTGGGGATGGCGTTGCGTAACGACGAGTTGCGCCTGTTCGACCGTCATACTGTGGGCGAGTTGCGTACCTTTACCCGTAACGAGCGGGGTTCGATGTCGGGGTCGCCGTATGACGACAGGGTGATGGCTTTGGCGTTGGCGAACCAGATGAGGAAGTATGCTCATGCCCCTGAGTATGTTGACCACCCTGACGATTATTGGACTGTGGACTGGTTTCGGCGCCTTGCTGTGGCTGACGATCTGGACCCTGGGAACTTTCGTATCGGCGCGACGGGCGTCCGTGGGACACCCTGAACGCTGTTTGTAGACATGTCTATCCACTTCACTCAGGAGTTTTTTTATGGCTAGGTTCGTTTCGCACACTTCGGCGTCGCAGACTGTTGACGGCGCGAAGGGTCAGAACAACAAGATGGAGCGTGGCGGTTCTGTCGTGGCTAACCCGATTTGGGAGCCTGCGGCACCGCAATCTCCGAAGCAGCGGTTTGATTCACCGAAGGTGAACAACCAGACGGGCGGTTACGGCCAGATTGCGGTGCGCGACACCCCGTTCAACCAGCATGGCGAGACGGGCAAGGTTGAGCCTGCGAAGCCGCAGCCTGACCTGAAGGGCCACAACGCAGCGCCTCACACCAAGCGCCCGTAATCGTGGCGATCCTCCCGCAGGGGGCGTCTTTTGACGAGTTTTGCTCGTACGTTCGCGGCATCCGTGAGGATGTCCATGATGACGAGTTGGACGATTTGTGGGAGTGGAGGCAGAAGCTGCTGGGTGTCCGTGTGGCAACTGGGCGCGGTTTCCGCGCTCAGTTGCCTGCTGACGAGCAGCATTTGACCCGTGAGGAGCGGGGCCGTAAGGCCGAATCTGAGGCGTTGTCTCAGGGGCGCAATATCGAAAGGTTGCCTGACAAGGCTTATTTCTGATGGCTCGTAAGACCCGAGATGAACTTTTAGGCGATTTTCAGCACAGGTTGGACTTGTCGCGCCGTTGGCGCGACGAGGAGGGCTACGACAGGACGTGGCGTCGCCTGATCGACATGTATCGGGGCAAGCATTGGCCTCGTACTACGTCGGCGCAGCGTGATCTGATCACGGTCAATTTGTCGTTTTCGACGGTGAACGTGATTGCCCCTTCGGTGGCGGTGAACCATCCGAAGATCGTGGTGAAGGCCAACCATCCTGGCGACGAGGCGAACGCCTCGTTTGTCGAGGCGGTCGTGAACCATTTGTGGCGCCATCACGACTTCCGTAAGCCTTTCCGTCGTGCTGTAAAAGATTTCCTGATCTTGGGGCACGGCTGGTTGAAGGTCGGTTGGCGGTTTGTCGAGCAGGAGCGTTCCCTGGGTGACGGGGAACGCGACGCCATGTATGAGCAGGCGGTCGGTGAGGCGAACGCTTTCGCTTATGAGGAACCGTTTTTGGCTTCCGATTTGCCGTCCGATGAGGAGATAGCGGCGAATCTGCCGACGACACAGATGACGGTGGTGGAGGATCAGCCGTTTGTGGAGCGGGTTTCTCCGTTCGACATGTTCGTGGACCCTGAGGCGACCTGCATCGAGGATGCGATGTGGATTGCCCAGCGGATTGTCCGCCCGTTGAAGGAGGCGCAGGACGACAAGCGTTATTCGCCTTCGGTGCGTAAGGGGTTGTCTGCGAACGCTGGCGTGAACCCGATGTATTCGGACGGCTATTACGAGGACAAGTTGGAGCGGTATGTGGAGGATGACCGTGTGGTCATCTGGGAGTATTACGACGTTCCGTCGAACAAGATGTCGGTGTTTGCTGATAACGGCGACGGGTTCCTGGTGCCGCCTACGGTGATGCCGTATGCGTTCGGGCAGCCGTTTGTGATGCTCCGCAACTATGACGTTCCTGACGTGTTCTACCCGATTGGCGATTTGGAACCAATCGAGTCGTTGCAGTTGGAGTTGGACAAGACCCGTTCCCAGTTGATGAACGACAGGAAGCGGTACGCCCGCAAGTACCTGTACCACGAGAGGTCGTTTGGCCCTGAGGGCCGTGAGGCTTTGGAAGCCGACGATGACGGGCGCCTTGTCCCTGTGGTTGATGAGAACAAGCCGTTGTCTGAGGTTGTTGTTCCGATGCCGCAGATTCCCATTTCGGGCGACATCTATGCGTACTCGAACATTATTGAGGAAGACATCAACACGGTGTCGGGCATTTCGGAGTACGCCAGGGGTGCGATGCCTGAGATCCGTCGCACGGCGACGGAGGCCAGCATTATCGCTGACGCTCAGAACGCCAGGGCTGCCGACAAGTTGGCTTTGATCGAGATTGCTATTTCTCAGATTGGCCGTCGCGTGTTGCAGCTCGTTCAGCAGTATATGACGGGGGAGTCGATGGCCCGTGTCGCGTTGAAGGGCGGCGAGTCGTTGTATGTCGCTTATACGCGGGAGGAGATCAGCGGCGAGTACGATTTCACGGTGGAGGGCGGTTCGACGCAGCCGATCAATGACACGATCCGTAAGCAGCAGGCGGTGTCTTTGATGAACGCTATTGCGCCTCTGATCGGCACGGTGATTGATCCGACGGCGTTGGCGATGCACGTTCTCGAAGAAGGATTCGATGTGAAGGATCCGATGAAGTTTTTGGTGCAGCAGGGTCAGCCTGCGACGCCTGAGGAGCAGGCGGTTGCTGGTGAGACTCCTATGCCGCCCCAGCAGCCGATGCCTCCCGAGGTACCCCCTGTGCCTATGCCGCAGGGGCCAGATTTGGGGGCGTTCGCCCCGACGGGCGGTGTCCCGCCCGAGTTGTTGGCGCAGTTGCAAAACCAGATGGGTTTGGAATTGCCTGCGCTTTGATCCACGGTGGGACACCCTCACCGTGACTATTAGGAGCAACCGTCAAGGACTCCCAGGAGGCAGAAGTGCCCGAAGAAAACATGGAAGCAACAGAATCCGCTGCGGTGGACAGTCCAGAGCTTCCTATAACAGAACCGACGGAAACCAGCGGCTACACCGTGAAAGTTGACGGGGAGCAGCATCAGGTCAGTCTTGAGGAACTGCAAAGCGGATACCAACGTCAGGCGGATTACACCCGTAAGACGCAGGAGTTGGCATCCGAACGTCAGCGTCTACAACAGGCAGAAACCATCGTGTCGGCCCTGGAGGCCGACCCGCAGGGAACTTTGGCCGCGTTGGGGAACGCTTTGGGCGTGGCGGACAGCCCCGTGCCTCAGGACGACGTGTCGTCTTGGGAGGACGAGGATCCGACTGCTCAACGTGTCGCCCATTTGGAGGCCCAGGTTGCTCGACAGGCGCAGACGCATAGGAAGCAAGCGTTGGACAAGGAAGTTTCACGCTTGAAGGGCCAATACGGCAATTTTGATGAGCAGGCGCTGTTCAAGCATGCCCTGGACAACAAGATCGCCAACTTGGAGGCCGCGTACACCCACATGAACTTCAACGGGTTGGCTGGTTACGCTGGGAAACTTCAGCGCGATCAGGAAACCTTGGAAGCGAAGCGTGGTGGCGCTCCTGTGGAGGGCGGCAAAACCGTCCAGCAGGGCACCGTTGTGGACGGGTCGCCCAAGAAGGTCACTTCGTTGCGTGAAGCCTTTGCCCTCGCCAAACAGGAATTAGGCACCTAAACCTTTGAAGGGGGTTTCAGATGGCGGCTGGCAACAGCAACTTTGACGAGATTCTCTCTACCACACTCAAGAACTACGTTCCCAAGCTGACGGATAACATCTTCAGCGCGCGACCGTTGTTCTACGCTTTGACGAACGGCCAGACCATTCGTCGGATCAGTGGCGGAGCGAAGATCGTCGTCCCAGTGATTTACGGGACGAACTCGACCGCTGGCTCGTACAGCGGCACCGATACTATTGACACGACTGCTCAGACAGGCATTTCGGCTGCTGAGTACGACTGGAAGCAGTATGCGGCCACAGTGACAATCTCGGGCGTCGAGGAAGCCAAGAACAACGGCGAAGCCCAGATTATCGACCTGCTGGAAGGCAAGATTTTCCAGACGCAGGAAACCATCATCGAGAACATGAACACCATGTTGTTCGGGAACGGTACTGGCAACAGTAACAAGGATTGGCTGGGCCTGAACGCTCTGGTCGGTTCCACTGGTTCCCCTGGTGGCATTGATGCCACTGATGCGGACAACTCTTGGTGGAGGTCTGCGGTAACGAACCAGGGTTCGGCTGCGATCACTCTCGCTTCGATGGCGACCCTGTACAACAACTGTTCGGTTGGTAATGACCAGCCGACTATCGGCATCACGGGTCAGAACCAGTACGAGGCTTACGAGGCTCTGCTGGTCGATCAGATCCGTTACACCGATACTGATATGGCTGA